GAGAAAGACAAGATTAGAGCACTAGTCGAATCGGGCAAGGTTCTTGAAGCTCAGGACATGATTCTGAGTGCAATCGAAACTCAGGTTGGTGGAACTGCTGAGGCTACGGCTAAAGCATCTGACCGAATGAAGTTGGCTTTTGACAACATTTCTGAGGCTGTTGGTGAAGCTCTTTTACCTGTGTTCAACGAGTTTGCCGATGAGATTGTCAAGATTACTCCTGAGCTAGAAAACGCTCTAGCTCCTGCTGCCGAGGCAATAGCTCAAATCTTTAGAGACCAAGTTCTGCCTGCAATCAAGAACTTCACAAACTGGCTGGCTTCGCCGCAGGGAACAAAAACTCTAAAAGACCTAGCACAAGCTGTTGTAGATGCAGTCAAGACCTTCTTTGACTTTGTAACTTGGGCATACAAGAACCGAGATGCTATTGCCGCCTTTGCTATCGCACTCGGAACTGTCGTTGTTGCGGTCAATCTTTACAAGATAGCAATCGGTCTGGCTACTGCCGCACAGCTTTTGCTCAACTCAGCCACTCTTGCTTTCCCACTTGGAGCTGCCCTTGCCGCTCTAGGTGCTGTTGCCGCTGCAAGTTATCTGGTCTACCAAAACACAAAGCAGACAACCGATGCGATGGAAGAGCAACGCATCGAGATTCTGAAAACTGAGGATGCTCTAACTACTGCTGCCACTAAAGGAGCTTCTGCCTACAAGGGACTTATTCCCAACCTTGAATACACAACAAAAGAAACAGGCGTTTTAGCTCAGACTACGAGCGCCGCTGCCGAGCAGTTTAGGACTCTAAACAGGCTAAAGCTATCAAGCCTGCGTAAGGAAATTCAAGAGTCCTCTGGCGAGATGAACCGCTTTGCGAACATTGCAAAATCAGCACTCAAAGCAGCCAACACCGATACGGATACTGATACGAACACAGATTCTTTTGGTGGAAATACCGGCCCATCGGCTTTTGAGCAGACTCAAAAAATCATCAAAGACGCACAAAAGCGTATGCGAGATGCTCTTACTGATTACAACAAGTCCATTAAAGCTGCTGAACGCACTTACAACAAGGCCATAAGTGAAGCAACCAAGACCTATACAGAATCAGTTACAACTGCTGAAATTAGGCGTGATGAATCACTAGCGCAAGCACTAAGAAATCACACTCAAAACATTGCGACTATTCAGCGTGACTTCGCACAGCGTCAAGCTGACATAATCCAGCAGAGCATTGACAGACTCCGAAACGCTTACCAATCAGCAGTCAGGGCTAATGTCGCTGATCTGTTTGGAAGCGATGAAGTCGGCAAGTCAATCGACAAGCTCGTGACAAACCTTAGAGACCGCCTGACAGCTTCTCGCAGACTTGTATCAAATACCGCTCTGTTAGCCTCTCAGGGCTTCTCTCAGACCTTCCTAGAGCAGATTGTTGGTGCAGGACTAGAAACTGGCAATGAGCTGGCAGATTCAATCCTCAAGGCTACGCCAGAAACCCAAGCAGAACTAAAGTCTTTGTTCTCGACTTTGGAGAATGAGTCCGAAACCGGGATGGATTCTCTTGCCAGAACCATGTTTGAAAAGACAGGACTAGCTACAACTGAGCTAAAGAAGCTGTTTGCTCAAACTCAGACCGATTTAGTGGCTACCCTAAAGCAGGCTGAGATTGACTATACAAATGCTCAGGCTGAAATTCAAAAGTCTTTTGGTGAAACAATGACTCAGCTTCAGAAAACCAGAGATGATGCTTTTGAAAGAGCGAACGAGTCTCTCAATGAATCGCTGAGAACGGCTCGTGATAGATACCTAGAAACTTTAGCTGAAATTAGAGAGGCTTTTGAAGAACAGATAAAATCACTAGAAGGGCAGTTAGGCGGTCTGGGAAATACTGTAAGGCAATTACTGGCTCTTATGACACAGTTGCAAGGTGGAGGTATGCCTGCTCCTAAGATAGCTACTCTGCCATCTTTTCCAACTAGTGCACCAGTTATTCAGACTCTACCTTTACCTACTCAAAAGCCAACAGTTGTCAATAACAATAATTTCCTTATTAAGAGTGATGCCACTCAATCTCCAGCAATGCTTGGAGGTCAGCTATCTAAGGTAATCAACAAATACACAGGTGGCGGTGGCGGTCTAAGGTTCGTGGCGCAGTAATGGCAACTCAGAAAGTAGAAATCGGCTTCGACCTAACCGATGCAGGGACAGGGCCGTTCTTCCGTTTAGATGACCCTGTTCAGGGTGTCCTAGATAATACCCAGTTCGTTTTGGGTGGAACTCTGTTTTACGATGTCACTAATCTTGTTACCTCAATTTCAATTCGGAGAGGCAAGAACCGAGAGCTTGACCAATACGATCAGGGGTTAGCAAATGTTGTCTTCAACAACAACCAGCGAACCTTCGACCCTGAATACACTCTTAGCCCTTACGCAGGGCAGATTATCCCTAAGCGTCAAATCAGAATCTCCTCAGATGGAGTGCTTCAGTTCTTCGGATTGGTCGATGATTGGAACCTGTCCTACGAACCTAACGGCGATTCTATAGCAGCAGCAGCTTGTTCCGATGCAACAGCCGCCTTTGCTAATCAGACACTCTTTACTAGAACTAATTCAGTCCAGAAGTCAGGGGAAAGAGTAAATGAAATTCTTTCTTTACCTGAGATTGACTGGCCTCTGTCTTTGCGACAAATCGATACCGGGCAGATGACTCTAGGGGCAGACACAATCCCCGATAACACAAACGCTCTAGGTTACTTCCGACTAATCGAGCAATCAGAACCAGGCTCTTTCTTTATCGGTAAAGACGGCTCGGTCACTTTCAAAGACCGTACCGCCGCTCCGATGTCTAACGGCGTGACCCTAGCCGATGACAACACAGGAATTCCCTATCAGTCACTTCGAGTTCAATACGGCTCTGAGCTATTGGCTAACGAGATTGTGTTGGAGTCAGGGATAACAAATACCCAAGTAACCCAGACCGACCTTGACTCAGTCGAGGAATACGGAATCTTCAACCTGACCCGAACTGGCCTCTTAATCGGCAATGACTCTGACCTAGAGGACTTAGCTGACTTCTATGCTCAGAAATACTCACAGCCTGAATACCGCTTTGAGTCAGTAGACATCCTGCTCGATGAGTTGAGCGCAGGGCAACAAAATGACCTACTAGCCCTAGAGCTAGGGGATGTAGTAGAAATCAAATTCACCCCCAACCAGATACCCCCTGCCATCACAAAATACGCAGAGATTATCCGCATCGACCACAACATTGACCTGAACAACCATGTCTTATCACTTGGCTTCTCAACCCTAGACTTTGCCCTCTTTGTCTTGGATGACGCTCAATTTGGTAAGCTAGACTCAGGCAACGCTTTAGCCTTCTAAGAGGAGATTCAATGGCTGGATTAGGCCGCAAAGTTTTTACCGCAGGTGAAGTTCTGACAGCTGCGAATGTTCAGGGATACCTGCAAGATCAGGTCGTTCAGGTCTATGCCGGCACAGCCGCTAGAGGCTCTGTTATCGGCACAGCGACAACCGAGGGTATGGTTACCTACCTGTCTGATACCAACACAATTCAGGTGGCAACAGGAACGGCAACTTGGGAGACTGTTTACCCTGTCTCGAACACTCCAACAGTAACCACCATCGCCGCAACCGCTACCGCATACACCATCGCCTCTACTGACGCTAACGACACGATTTACTCAATCGCTACCGCTGCCGCAACTGTAACGATTGACGATGTTCTTTCGGTTGGTGACAGGGTAGACATTTGGAGAGATGCCGCTGGAACTGTCGTAATCGCCGCAGGATCGGGCGTAACCTCTTGGGGTGGCGCAGGAACAGCCGGCACAGCCGTTACTTTCAAGATTGACGAGCAATACAACGCCGCTACTGTTCAGAAGTTAGCTGCTAATACTTACCGAGTAGTTGGAAAGATAACTGCATAATGCCTATTCCTTTAGGAATTCTTGCTGTTGCAGGAGCAGGTGCAGCAGGTGGTGGGGGTTCTTTTGACCTGCTTGAAACTACTGTTTTAGGTA